TTATCGCGTTCATTACTTAGAGAATTCCGCTGCTTTTTTAGATCTAATAATTCAGGTTTGTCTTTGGAATTGGGAAATTTAAGACCTTTTATTTGATCGTCGATTTCTTTCAGCCTTTTACTGTATCGATTTAATACGCTGTCCATTTGTAATCGTAGTTGTTGTTGTACTTTAAAAGGATCGACTCCTGTAATCGCTTTCACTATATTTGAGGCTTGATCAGGTGGTAAATCTGACTTGTAAACATCGCCAATCGTTTTATACATTGGGTTGTCTGGATTATCCGTTTGAAGCTTATCCCCAAAAGAATACATAGCCTTTTTATCGGATGCTAATTGATCGCCTTTAGACTTCAATTCATTCGCCCTGGCATCGGCTAAATCTTTCTGGGATTTTTGAAGATCATTAAGAGGTTGTTTTAACTTTAAAGCTTGCAAGAATGCGGCTTCTCGCGCCTTCGGATTTTTAATCCCTGTTAAATCTATGCCGTGAGCTTTTTTGATGGCCTCATTTTCTTCAGCTAAATCTTTCGCTTCCTGTTTCTCTTTAAGTACTTCAGAGACACCTTGTCCGGCTGCTGTTCCTATAGCTCTTCCGAAGTCTTCGCCAAATGATCGAACTTTTGGTATTACATGCATATTAAAACCCTAATAATCCTGTTATCCATGATTTTGCTCCTTTTCCTACTCCCTGACCTGCTCCGCTTGCAAATGATGTAGCCGCTTCCTGCCACCAAGGTTTTTGTTTTTCTACAATATCGTAAGGCTTTTGTTGCAGTAGATCATTTCCATAACCTTGCAGTTCTTTAATTGCTTGTGTTCTCATTCCCAAGCGATTGGCCTGTAATTTCTCTGCGAAGTCTGATGCTGCCTGATTCTGAGTATTCTGAAATCCGCTACTATGTCTTGAACCTAATGCGCCTTGACCGCCTCCGCCTTGACTAAACCTAGATGCTATACCACCTTGTACTCCGGAGAATTGCTTCAATGCAGGTGCTTCCAGTTCTTCAAATACAGATTGATCCCCCGCTGCGATGCGTCCCAAAAAGCTATCCGGCCCCAATTGTCCTATCAGTTGCTGCATTAACTGCATCATATCCGGAGTGAAATTTTGTACTGATTTATATCCTTTAGGTGGCTTTGGCGCAGACATCCCCGTATTTGTCATGCCTGCCCCTTGACCAGTGGGTGCCATACCTTTTCCGCCATACATTGAGCTTGACATTATTACCTCATATTAAAATTATCTTTATTATATCGAAGATAGCCATTCTATGACAATTCTTCCCGATGAAAGCGCGGGTGCTCCGGCATCTTTGATGAAAATGATCTGAGTTTTGGTGATGTAGAAGGATATTTGGTTAGGGATTGGCCCTCCATTAGTACCGAAAATTAGTCCATAATCATTTGTACCGTCTGTATATGTGCCAAATACCCTTGTACTTGACCCCAATCTAAAACCTGCCAATCCATTAATATTATGAGTGATTGCAGCAATTGATGTGAATTCATAGACTTGTCTAAGGGTTTGTTGTTTATCATTTAGAAACCAATTTTCCCCCGTAATAGCAGGTCTGTTTAGTGGAAATAAACTAATGATACGATTATTTACCACATTGGCGATATCAATATAAGCTTTATTGACTTCTACAGTAAGTTGGTGAAGTTCCTCAGGAAATTCTCTACTCGTTCTAAGATAGGCAACTGTATTCACTATATTGTTCAAGATATACCTAGCAAAGTAATTGTGAAGGTTGAACGTCCAAAATAATACTATGCAGCTCAATTTCTGCGAATCCATTGATTCCCGAAACGGCAACAGCCGTTCCATCTGATATATAGGCCATGAATCCTGATGAATCTACATCGATACTGACAGTGGTATCCGTAGAGTCGGTCACTTGGTAGTAATTGCCATTTAATTCAGTCATTCCAACCACGCCATTAATCAAAATGAGTTGGCCGATCTCCAAGGTTGACACAATGCTTAGAACAGCCGGATTAGCCTGTGTTACCATTGTGATAGCGAATAATACACCTATTGACTCTAAATCCCTCATTTGATCATCAGAAATAGTAAATCCAATTTGTATAGTGTCGCCTATTAAGGAAGTGTTTTTTCTATGCCATATCTGAGCTTGTTGCGCAGCAGTAGGAGTCTGCAAATTGATATTAGCAGGAGTAAGACCTAAGTTGGTACTTTCAGGGCATGTGTAAAGAACAGTTGAATATATCAGAGAGTTATTTATAGATCCTGGAGTTGGGACTATATTTCCTTGATTATATGCATTAGCTGAATTTTGACTTAAAAATATCAAAAGTGTAATTTGTGAATTACTTGTCCTGCTTAAAAGATATTGCTGAGGCCCTAAACGTGTTTTTCTTGCCATATCCCAAGCTACAGGAAATTGTTTGGTTTGTATTTGAGGCACATACATCTTTGTAATTAATCCACCGCCAAAATAAGTGGCAGAGCCAAGCATAGGGTCAGGATTCAATTGAAATGTATTCTGAGTTAAATTAGATACTGAGAATATCTCACCATTTACAAAAGTGTCTACCGTTCCGATCGTGCCATTAATTATAATATAGTCGCCATCCGTCAAATTATGATCAGGAGATGTGACTATGTTTGATGCGCCTGAAAAACCTGTGATATAAAGAGAAGTAGCCTCGCCCGTTCCTTCATCCCTGAATACAATAAAACCCTGTTGATTACCTGCTAAAACTTCTTGTTGTAATAATGTCGAATTGCCATCATCCCAAGGGTCGTTCCATTCATCCCATGTAGGATAAACCAACCCTACAGTATTCCATGTAAATCCTGTCTGTCTTCTAAATGACCCATATGTAGTATAGGATTCATTGAATATTGCCCAAGAATTATCTCGATAATTATATAAAAGCGTTTGATTAGGATAACGTTGAAATGATTCGCTTTCTCCATTAGGATATGTAAAATAGACCCACTCGTTAATAAAGTCTCTACTAGCACAAAAACGTTCATTTCCGTTCGATGTTAAATTGATTTCAAAAACCTGGTCGGGTATTTCCAAGTCAATCCTCTGAGATTGTGTCTGGCTTGTTATTGTATAACCTCTAGTACCTCTTGCAAGCACGCCCTGATCCATATTTATAATAGAGAATGTACTTGCGTCACCTAATTCAGAGTTAATAATGTAGAAATTGAAAGGCACAAGATCATTTCCACTATAAACTAAACGAACTTTCAAAAAACTTAAACCAATGATAAGAACATCTTCATTAGATGAACACGTTGTTATCGGTTGTGAAACACCTACACTTTCATATCCTCCAAAACCTGTAGAGTCTTCGAAGTAGGCTGGGCTTGTCGCTGTTAGGTTAACCGGTACTAAAAGTGGATAAAATTCATTACTTGACGAAGTAGGACTATCAATAGTTGCTGTAGGAGTGTTAGTATAAGAGGTTGTGTAATAAGGCGTGCCATTTTGACTATAAATTACGGTATCTTGAAGATAGAAAATACCACCTCCGGAATTTTCAACCACCGGTCCTATAAAAAGCAGTCTGTCTTTGAAAGGAACGATCATTCTAGCCCCTACCAAATAATATTGGGCTTCCGGTAAGTCTGCTATCGAGAATATAGACTGTGACAAAGGAGGTGCAAAATTAACCCATCCATGACCTGGAATCAACGTTGGAGTCATTGCATTTCCACTAGTAGGATCACCATCATAAAATCTAAGACAATCAATCGTTGTATTAGATCTATTTGTCAAATATTGGGCGATTCCTACAAATGCTCCTGCGCTGCCTCCTGCAATGGTTGCTTTTGGAAAAACTACAACTACCGTATTTGCGCTTGGAACTGCTGAAACATATCCCGTTAAAAAGTTAATTCCCGTGGTAGATGTCGGAACTTCATTTATGAATAAGAAGTCACCCACAACTAAACCATGAGCAGTTATAGTTAATGTCACATTGGTTGGACTATTTACGACAATTACTGTAATTACTTTATATTGCATTCCTATGTTGGTTATACTGAAAGGTACTTGTATGCCGTTTGTCGCCCATAATGCGCCCTGATAGTTAACCGTCCAAAATTGTTGATAGTCCTGTCCATTCCAAGTGGTTGGTGTTGCATTTGCCTTTTGTACATATGCTGTTGTTCCATCTGTATAAGTACCTGTAGGTGGATTCTTATAAAAACTCACATCGTATATAGGGTATGGACTTGCTGTAGTGATATTGTAAGAATAAACATCATCGAATGCTAATGTACCTGGAAACTGTGTGGGTATTAATTCTAAATCTTCAATTCCCAAAACGGGCAGGTCGGGATAATAAAGAAACATTGCTGTTATAGAATCGGATGCCCCTCCGATTATTGTAATCGCACCGGTAGCATAATTTATAGTTCCGGTACCCAGAGGAGACCCTTGCAATGTGCCGTCTTCGTTTAAATCTGTATAAGTATTACCTGCTGTAGTATCCATAATGGTGACACTGCCAGGTTCTATATTTCCATTAACTTGGAGTCCAAATCCTGTAAGTAAATTTGCAGCGTCTGCAACCAAACTAATTGATGCTGTTGATGAATAAGAAATAGATGTTGAATTGAAATAACGTTGGAGTCTACCTAATAAGGCAGTTCCGCGCTTTCTCTTTATTCTACCTCTCCACTGATAAGCATTAATAAGAGTAGGAAAAGAGTCGTTGTCAATAACAAAAGGGGTTCTATCAAGTCTCAATCCTTTGTTTATAGGGCCTATAACAATCTTTTCGCCCATTTAATTTCCTATGGCTATCCAATAAAAACCCGTATAAGACCCTGAATTGTTAGTAGAAAAATCCCAACTAAACGAAGGTGTAGGACTCGAAGAAGAAATAGACGCTGAATTAATAGTAGCACTGGCGGCATTCGTGCTTGAAGGTCTTGTTCCAGTCCAAAAAGGAGTTGGGATAACAACAAAACATCCATGAGGAAAAGGAATAGAAAAAGATGTTGTTCCTGCTGCCTTTCCGGACGAAAAACTTCCGGATGTTGGAGTACTATTGATTCCCCATTGTAGCAACACTCCTCCTATCGCTTGCCATCCGGTAAGTGATGAATTGTCACCTGTTAACTGTGAAATCCCTCCATTGGGTGATCTAAAACAAAGCTGACCATCTGTTCCGGAGCCAAAACGTGGAAGTCTTACATAAGTTTGACCAAATCCAGGAGGCCCAGGAATATTTGCAGGATCGGTGCTTTGAATAGGTTGATGGATAATAGTGTGATAACCTCCATTATTTACCTCGAATCCAAAATGATCGACAGCTATAATTCCTGCTGTACTATTAGTATTTTCAGTCATAAAAGGTCTATCAGCAGATGGATTATCCGTTCCTGCCGGAATATCTAAATTATAAGAAAATAGAGTCATAAAGTGCCTCCTCCGCTATTGTTAAACCCTTGCTGTCCTTGGTTAATTCCTGCGCTATAGATTGTTTGAGTTCTATTGCTTGTCCAGGTGCGTTGCGATCGTTTCCAGACAAGTAATTCTTGTTCTTTGAATAGAGGTTCATAGAATGCGAATTGTTCAATATCGCCGGTGTCTGAAAGGATTTTCCTAGCAGCTCCTCTGGCTATGTATTCGCACATGTAAGCAAATTGAATGGATTGACTTTGATTAAAAAAAGCTGCCGGCGTCAGATATGCATCTAATTCAACTAAATATTGTCTGTCGCAACAACTTCGAAGAGTGATTACATTATTATAATATAAAATACTTCTAGGTAGTCCGCATTCAAAGTAGAAACATTGTCCATTGATTTGAGCCCCTCCAGGTACAATGGAAGGGAAATATACATTTTCCGCTATTCCCGTCAGATAATTTATTGTATTTTGAGCCGTACTGTAAACAGGTAATGGCCCCCCTAATGCCATACTGCCATACGGAGCTTGCCCCATAGACATAAGAAGACCGTAATTTGACTGATTATTAACTCCGTCATATAAAAATTGTCCTGAATCTGAAACCACAATGTTATTTCCATAAGCATCGGTGGACGTAAAATACACTTGAGGAATGATACTTGTAGTCGGTATGGCAGGGTTTATAGACGCTGCAAAAATTGGGTCTTGAAAACCTCCTCCAGGAAGAGGGGTATAAGCATTAGCGATAACGCCCGTTAAATCTACGTGACCTCTTAAGATGTACTGAAAAGGTGGATTTAAAGGTGATAGGTTGTTAGGGGAAATGGGAAACTGTAAAGTATAGGGACCATTCGAACCATTTCCTATCCCGACAACATTGCTTTGCTGAACAATATTTGGCCATATATTGAAAAAAGACTCTTTTTGAGTCTGCAGGGGAACTTCAACGCCATTTATATATGCAGGAGGAATAAACCCTTGATAAACGGGATAATAGGAAATATCCTGAGAAGCCGGAACGTTTGGCGTTTCTGATTGAAAAGCGTACAACGGCATGTTGTATTCGACAATTCCAGGTTGAGTTTGAAACTGATATTTCGTTTTCAAGTCAAACAACTGCATTCTTGCATCCACATCCATAATCCAAAAACGATTGATATAATCAATGATGAGAACGTCTGTGATATCAGTATTTGACGGACTTTTGATTATTCTTCGGATATATGTAATGATGTCGGAAAGCATATTCATTAGACGCTTATAGCTCCCATGAATATAGATTTCCTTGTCGATACGGGAAGAGCATCAAGTCTTTGAATCTTTGTATCTACAGCAAGAGCACCATAATATTGACCTATACCATCTGAACCGGTACCTGTAGATTGCTGCATTACTAGTCTCGAATACGATTTGCGTTTTATCTGTTCAGCCAGGAATCTTGGACCCCAAACCATCTTATTAACAGGAACCCTCCAATATTGAGCCGGAACGCCTGCATATGGCTTTGTCCATATCTCAATTCCTTCACCGATTATTTCCTTATGTTCTGCAATAAATTGGACGTATTCTTTATCGAAGTTGTATGCATCCCTGAATTTCTCATTAAACTTGTCTGAACATCCGATAGTTCTTTCAGGTTTTAAATAGATATCTTTTGATTTTGATATGTCGTTTTGTGAAATTTTTGTTTGCGGTTCAATATCTTGTTTTGGAGCCGCATTCATTCTGTCTAGCGTCAACTGTTTTACATTGGCATCAAATGCATCGAACTGTTCGGCTACTTTTGTTAATTCTTTTTCGCCTTCACTATTAATTTTTGGCTTAGGAGTTGTGGTCATAAAACACCTATATGGGTTGTTTTGTTAATTTGGTGAAATGTCAATAAAGCTTCCCGGGATGAATGTTTGCGTAATACTTCCATTACTATTCAAAGTGCCTGTATTCACATCACCCACGGCTAAAATTTGAGGTTGTGTAGTAGCTGTAGAAGTAATAAAAAGATCGACATTTTGCGAAGAATCAATATCTAATTCGACTTGATTAGTGCTTGGAAGGGATATCACGTACCCCTCTTGTTCATTAAGCTGTCGGCATCCAAATAAAGGAGGGATAATCAAACGGCATAACTGGCCAATCGAGTAATCAAGGTTAACTGTGGTTGTGATAATGGTTGTCTGACCTAGCAAAACATCCGAAATAAAGAAAAACCTAGGCGCATAGTACTGAGGATTGATTGGAGGGTTTTGATAAGGAGGTGTAGGAAAAGAAACAACTGACATGAGAAACCTTGTGGTTAAGGATGCAAAGTCCGTAACCACAAGAATGACAAAATAAAATTATAAATACAATGTTAAATTAAACATTTAATTATGTATTTATGTCCGACATATACGCTCTCCAATAGATTACATCAGCAACCGTGCCGGAAATGGCACTTCCGATAATAAATCCTTGGAAAGTAGCATTTATGTATGCTCCTTGTATTGCAGGCCCGTTAATAGTATTAACCGGAACGGTAATACTTCCGGAAAATCCATTATAAACTTGAGGAGATGGATACAATTGAGAACCCGCAGAAATCTGCAATCCTCCTGTATTTACATCACCCACAGGAACGACTATTGGGAATAGCAATCCTGGGAAGTTTATAAACGGCTGATTCGCGTTATACGCTGTGAAGGCTGAGGAATTAATATTCACAATAAAAGTTGTGCTATTAGTCACAGAGACTACATAACCATAAATTGGCGAACCTGGGATAATAACATTAGGCAATTCATTTAACTGGGATGTTCCCCATATTGTAGGAATATGGAAACCAACTTCTTGACCTACAACAACATTGCTTGGAGCGGTTGTTTGGATAGTAGTAGTTGTCCCCAAAGTAATTGCGCTAATTATTGCCTGACCTGGTGCATACAACGCCGGATACAACACCTGCTTAAAGGAAGCCAGAGTATTCAAACCACCGGTTGCAATGGCCGTGTAATTTGAAGTACTTGTATTCCAGTTTATTGTGAACGTAGTTGTTGAAGGCACTGTAGCGACCACAAAAGGGATGCCGGCAATTTGCTGCATACCGGTAGTTGCTGTCTGATACAGATTAGAAAACACAACAACCTGACCAACAATTAAACCGTGAGCTGCTGTGGTCGTTACTAATGGAGCTGTAGCATTTTTTGAAATGCTTCCCGACGCCCCAAGAAATACAGTAGGCCCATATTGCAAAGCCAAACCTGCTTTGATAGTGGTAAATCCTGTACCTGCTGTATTTCCGGTTGTACTTCCCGTTCCTCCTAAAGCATCAATAAAAGATGTCAAATCTGATGTTGCACTTGTAGTAGTGGTAAGAAATGCGGCACCTTGGCCCATATCAGTCTCCCACCATGCCCGTGAAACACCACTGTTAGTAGCTGCAAGCCTAGTTTTATTGCTAATTTCAATATAATTAGGAATAAAAGGCAAAACAACTGGTGTCGCCCCTCCTGTAGAGGGTACATTACCGCTTGCTAGTCTAGAATATTCAGCCATAATGTCCTCCTTATGCTGCTAATTGGCTTAAACGTGTGCAAAGAGAAATTCTTATAGCCGTATCTTGCGTTATAGCTTGCATTCTGTTACTTTCTTGACCCCTAATTCACACTAGCGGGCGGGGAAACTCTTCGGTATTCCCTCACTATCTTTCGAATAGTGTTCAGACTATTGCTTACTCTTTCGAGTCCATCTCGCTTAGTCGTTCACGCTGCAAGAGCATATTGCTCAGCTTGCGCCTCGTCACCATAACTTACGTCACAGGTTTCCGAGTCAATCAGAGATAGTTTAGCCAGACCTAACTTTTTAGCCTGGGCGAATTTAACTGCCAAAGTCGCATTCTGCGCTAACATGCCCGAGTAGTATGGGTCGCGATAAATCAGATTCATGGAATAACCATCCTGATTTATATGTGTGACCGCTTGCTTACCCATAACGGCATTGTAATACAAATCAGAACCATTAGCACTTGCACCTCTTGCTACAGGTGATTCAGAGCTAGTAAGTATCCTGATGTTATATATAGAGCCATATTCGCTAGGCAACGCTGAGGAATTATTAGGATAATTCCACTGGTTGATAAAGCCGGAGCCAACCATACTATCAAAATCTGACTGCAATTCAGTACTTGACAACATAAAATAGGCCGATCGAATCGGACCTGTTCCAAAACGATCCATGCCCTCAATACCGCTCATAAACTTGTAAGCGTTGTTGGTATCTAAAGTAGTTGCCAACAAACTGAAGTCCGATACTCCATAATTTGTTGGATTATCAGCATTGCTACCCCCTCCGGCATTTATCTCCGACGCAGCCGAGATAATATAATCTCGTAAAATTAAATCTTCTGCTTGTCTCATTGCCACAGCTAAACGCTCTGACACCCAAGCGAGGACCCCTTCCTGGTCTTGAAGTATACACTTTTGTTACTCCACATTATAATGTGTGGGCATATCATTTCTGTATGCCTCTGCAATTTTATTTATAGTTGCAGATCAGACTATCGCTTCACCTTTCGGTGTCCACTCGCCTTAGTCGTTCAGGCTGTACATTTAATTATTAATCTTGTAGAATTACATCCACATCTAACAAAGGAATAAAGATGTCGAAGAGTAAATATACAAGAATTGATTACACAGTGAGCCAAATAGCATATCTTGCAGGCATTATTGATGGTGAAGGAACTTTGTTTATCGGAAATTATGGAAATAAAGATAAAATCCGAGGAACTGGTTTTTTCCAAACCATTATATCCGTCACTACTACTGATGAATGCCTTATAGATTGGCTTTACAATAATTTTGGTGGTTGGAAAAGCGAATACACGCCTAAACAACGCGCTAAAAATTGCAAAGGACCTGTCTATAGTTGGAAATGTACCGGTGATAGGTTGACCCATCTTTGCGAACTCATGATTCCTTATCTTGTCATTAAAAAAGAACAAGCCATGATTCTTTTGAAGATGCGAAGCACTTACTTTTGTTCCGAATATCAGCCGGGAAAACAAGGAGTGCAGAGAATCTCTGAAGATATCATTAATGAACGTTTGAGTTTGATGGACCAACTTAAAAAACTTCACTGTAGAAACCACACTTTTAATAAGTAAACACTTGCCCCTTGTTGCCCTCTTGGTAATGAGGGGTTCCAAGTCAATTAGAGCAGATTTATAGCAGGCTAAACTTCTGTCCACCTGCTCATTGATTATGCAACCAGTCTTTCATAATCAATATTTTCGGCACTGGAACCACCGAAAAACGCCATCTGCGCATCTATGATATCACGTTGTGGTACCTGTGCAGGCGGGTCTATGCCTGAATTTCCAAGTTGTATAGTTGGAGGCTGTAAAGCTCTTGGTCGCATAAATCTGCATGTAGTACCGCCGTTTGCAGGCATACTAACCTTGTCGCAGATAGTAATATAATTCATGGTCGGGGTAGGTACATAAAGCATTGCAGGTGCTAGTGACTGCAATATTAATGGCCCCAAATTCCCCGTAGTCGTAATAGACATGACAAACCTTTGTTTGCATGTTAGTACTTGATATGTGATCGGTATACGAGCCTAACTTACGTATGTTTTCGATCATATCGGGTGAGAAGTTGCGAACCTTCAATAACGCGAATGTCCATAACGTAGGACTGACGTGAATTTATTGTATCAATTAAATATTTTACTTGTCAAATCTAAGAAAGAATTCTTTGAACAATTCGAATTGGTCGGTTAATAGATCAAAGCATTCATCACATAACCATAAATGAATTAGAGGACTGAATTTGAATCCTTTTTCAAATCGTTCACCCTCTAATTTGCAACGACTACAACATACTGTCATCAAATTCTCAACCTATTCTTTAATTCTTGCATCTTGGCATAAGCATCTTTCTGACCGCTTGGACTGAAATTACCAACGCTTGCATAAGGAGCCGAACTAGTTCCGGAAGGTTGGTAATAGGGACTTTTGCGCTTAGAATCTATCGTTTCTTGAATTGTGGGTTGTTTAACCTCCGGTTTATCAATTCCTAATGCTTTGATATTTTTATAAACCAGTTTTTGACGTTCAAATCCCTCGGGCATTTGCAGTATGGTTTCTGCTAATTCCGGATCTCTTTCATAGAATTTAGGAGCTAGATTGAGCACATCAAAAAAGTCCGGATTATGTTTTACGTAATCTTTTTGATCTTTTTCACGTAAAGCCTTTTCAACTGCTCTTTGAATTTCTGTTTGAGTATTTTTTTTGTTTTGCTGTTCAAAACTTGCTAGTGTCTTCTTGAACTTTTTGTGATCGACATACGGTTCTGATTCATCGTCGTCCTCTTGTTCTACAGGTTGGTTTCTACGTTCTAGTTCGGCTTGCATACGCTCTTTTTCTGCATTTACTTTGTCTAATTCACGCTGAAATTTAGATTCAAGAGCTCTGAAATTAAGCTCTTTATCTGATACTTGTTCTTTTTCGTGTTCCGGATCTGTCATAAACCACCTATATTGATTTACCTTGAATATATTTAAATTTTTATTTTTAATAAACTTAAAAATTTAAATATAGGTGGATATGAATCTTTTTGGTTTTGCTGCTAACTTTTTCGACGCATGTGTGTTGATTTTTGGAAAGTCAGGAAAAATATTGAATGCGCGAGGTAACAGAATCTGTTTTTTAATTGAATTATGTTGTTTAAGTTACTGGTGTTTCATGGATATCAACCGTGGACTATATTCACAAGGTGTTTCCTGCATTTTTTCAATGATGATCTGTATTTACGGATTTAGAAGATGGGGAAAAAAAAATGAAATTAAATAGACTGGAAACACACGATAGATATCAAGAATTTACAAAAAAACAATTCAGCATCGGCGAATGCTGCCAAAATATAATTGATCAAAGACCGTTTGGAAGCCATCCATTTTACATATTCGCTCATGCTAGAACAGATGATGACGGAGTCACTAAACGTTTAATATGGCAACCTAGGTTAACAAAACCAAGAGCACAAACAAATTCGATGTTATTCAAGGGGTTTCCTGGGAGTGATAACTTACAGGTGTTTTGGATCATACCTGACGAAGTCCTATGGAAGCAATTTAACACAGGAAATGTCACTGAGTCTAAAATAGTTCAAGAAAGTATTCACAAATATTTACACTTTCGTGAACAATTGGAAGCAAAAGAACCTGATGACTTAGACGACGGTCAAATTGATGCAATTTATCGTCAAATAAGTTTAGGAAAAAAATATATTATGGTTTAATGGAAGATAATAAAACAATTCTTGGCACGATTTCAGGTGAACGCATCATATATGAAAATGAAAATCAAAAATCATTTTCAACTCAACAAACACAAGAGCAATTCCAGAAAGGATTCAAAAACGAAAATATCCGATTTTTCACGATTGATTCATACTTACCAGATCATAGACCAAGAGAAAAGTATGCAGACAAACTAAAATACCTCAAACAGCTGCTTGAGAAAAAAAGAGATGATGAATTAAAAAGACAAATACAACTGATTCGAGATGAATATGATATTAAACTTAAACCTATTGAACATGGAATAAAAAAACTAGAAGCTATCATTTATTTAAAAGATAAATGCAAAATGGTTATATTAGAGGATGGAAAGGTTAAATGAGATTAAGTAAACCTGTTTTTGTGGTTAAACGACTGATTTGGGAGGTTTTTTTAGTTTTTTTGGTGTAACATTCATCATACCGAGGGAATCTTCACGCATACGCCCTAATTTGGCTCGTATTCCCGTGCCGTAGTGATCGCCCATGCCAAACTTTGAATTCGAAGTATGGGCGTTTTTAAGAGGTTTCGGCAATTTCATGTTTCATCAACTTTCATGTTATTAACCTTACCCATCGGTAATATATCCACTACAGCCTTAGGAATGCCTTCATGACCCACGGGTTGTCTATGTCCAATACCGTAATCAGTGCCAGCTTTTACAAAGCAACTCGATCGTTCATCATACTGAGGGCATCTAAAATCCCAAGGACTATTTTTACCATTAACGGGATGATCTTTAGGCCTTTGATTCTTTATTGCGGTTGGATCTTTAAAACCTGATCTCATACATTCTCCTGATTTTCTACAAAACCAACTGATATTGTTTTATATATTGCACACCATGTTTCTCTAAGGGCTTTGTCAAGCTCAATATCTTCTATCGTATCATCTACATGTATAACCGGTTCACATATTGTCAATTTCGCACCATAGTATTCATCATCATTCATAAAATATCTATATTTTCCTTATAGTTTGCGGATGGTAGGATTTGAACCTACGCCCTCTTAAGCTTTTACCCTAAGAAGACATATCTTTAAAAAGATATTGCAAAATCTGTATGCCACATCCGCATATAAATATATTAGTTTCTATGTCCAGCCTTTTGAGGATGACTATGGACTTTTTTCTTGTTCATCATCTGTTGGCTTTTGATAGCCTCTGTAGTATCTTCGTAGTTTGATAATGCACCGAAGCCCTCTGCGCTGGATTCTTCTTTAGTCTTATGCGGGCCATCTGGAAGCACACTATTTTTGCCATGTCCACCAGCCCAAAATTTATGGTCATCAATGCGTTGTCCGCCTGCCATATACCACCTACATGTTTTGAGCCATCGGCTCTTGTTGTTGTTGACCTTGACTTTGTCCCTGCTGGGACATCTCGCCTAATATTTTCATCATAAACTCATTAGAAGCTGCTGTTTGTTTTGCATCCACTTTTTCTCTGTCTTCGTTTCTTTCTTGTCTCACATTCTCAGAGTCGACTTGCGCCATCTTACTATCCGCCTGCATTTGTCCATACATTGACACAACATTCATTAGTTTTTCAAGAGCTTCCATCTTAGCTTTTGTCGCCATTGCCCTATTATGAGTTATCTCGCTTAGTCTTTCTTCGAAAAGTCCAACGTCTGCCTCAGCCCTTCCTGCACGCTCTTTAGCAGTAGCAATATTAGCAGCAGCCTTACTATACAATTCTTTAATTTTAGCATCTTCCACATTATGTTGCACCATCATTTGCTCTTGTTGTATTTGCTGTTGCTGCTGTTCTTGCTGTTGTAAGAATTGCATTATCTCAGCTTTTCCTTGAATATTCATATCTTTTATTATCATTGAAGGTGGTAATACTTCTCGGCCAAAACGTTCATTAATTTCTAACATTTGCTGAGCTTGGAAGTTCTTTTGTGTAGGTGTTAATAACCCTTCTTCAATAATCACTTGATACTTAGCGAATATTTTTGAATAGAAGTGAGGACTTGGCTCTTCTCCTATTAGCAATCCCACCTTTTCAGCATTCCAATTATTTAACACAATGCTTAGCATTTTATCGCCTAGCAACTTCAAAGAATAATCCCACTGATCGAAGTACTTTTGAAATACCATTAGGTTCGCAGCCTGCTTCATGAGCATTGTAAGACTAGATATCTGTTTATCGTCTTGACCTGCCCAGTTTTCCATATTGATTCCTGAAGTCTTGAAAATGAGATCTTCCATCTGTTGCGCTAGGGCTAAATCAGACTCCGGCACCGCGCTTGGAATTATCTTTTCACAGTCTACAAGTTCATATCCTTCATTAATGATGACATCCCAGCCTTGGCCGGATCTTTTTAGATTGTCTTCATTAGCAACCGCACCTATCTTCCGTTTCCATCCTGCGTTAATTGTAGCCGCTGCGATATCGTTATTAGTTATTATTTTGAAATTCATCAAGAATTGGGGGTCGCGCATAGTACGAATCAGACCCCTTACCCGTAAATCATAGTAATTTATGTGAGGCTCATAATTCCAAAATACAGGGATCGTGGGGCTGCCAAAGTCACCTAGCGGATTATCTCCCTGAAACATCAGTTGTTCATTCAAAACAACGGCCAGTTTCCAGCATGGGACTTCTACAGTGACTTCCTCCATATCAGGTATATTGTATAGAATTTGTTCAAGTTGGCCATCGCCCCCTGCAAAGTCAAAGAATTGATTACGAGTCTTACTATATAAACGTTTCTTCTTTTTTTTCCACTTATACCAGACGTAAGATAATACCATAAGGTCATTACGCGCCATATTGTAGTTTTCGGGTAGAAAATAGAAGGAGCCATAGCGTTGCGGAGTCCCTGCCATAGGGGCAATATTTTGTAGTTTATCGGGAAAGCGGTCTTCAGCCTCTTTTTTGCTGATATACTCTTGGCACCAAATAAACTGTGCGTCAGACATATCAGGAGACCTGAAATATGGATCTACGAGAAACGAGTTGTATTCCCAAATTTTTAATTTGATAGAACCCTGGGCTGCGTCTTCTGAAAAATCTAAATACGGCTGGAGTAGAACCATTCCCGAAATAGTCGCCAACTCGCAAGCTTTCGAAAATTGCTCGTGAATGCCTTCAGTATTCGATACATGTGTGATAATACGCGTATATTGGTCAGTGGTATTAGGGTCAGCTCCTTCACTCGGTATATAATTGATCGACTTTCTGTGTTGTCGCTGATATCCCGTTATCATATTGACAGGCTGTTGAATGATATTGAAATAATACTGCTGATATGATGTTGTAGGAGAGAAGTTGAAGTATCGATTTACGAAAGTTTGAGAACCAGCATAAAAAAGAGTGTCGATGTTAGATTGATTCCAGCGCGATTGCTCTATAGGTTGAAATTTCGAATAGAGATTATCGAGCCATTGCCTAACATTGCCTTGGTTAGGTTCTAGGGCATTATTCCACGGAGGATAGTAGAAAGACGTATAGCACCTATATTGTAAAATAAAATCTTTACTTTACAATACAACAAACAGTCTATTGCGTCAAAAATTACTTTTAAATCTGTTGTCTAGATATTTTGTAGGATTGTGTGCATAGGGTTGATATGTTGATACTTTATGAGTGGCGAGGGCATAGCGAAGGGAGTCGATGCAATGATCGTCTTTCTTGATAGGCTCATCCCAGCCTTTTTCAGCGGCCTTAGAATCCCAGACATACGACTCTATCTCTCTTATTAAGTTAGGGCATCTATCTAATACCACGAGATTTCCCTTGCTCATTTCTGAACACATAATACCGATACCGTCCAGTACTTCGTTATTGGCATCTATAGTATGGACTCCTAAGCGTCTCAAATCTTCTTTCATTGGCAACGCGCTTGGATCAATGTAAGCTTGTCTTACATTGTATGGCTCTAAAAATGCAGCAGTATCGCGTGCTAGCTCGCTGACTGTCTTTTGCCTCATCTTTTTCTTGTGGTCCCAGAAAAATTCCTCTTCGACCCACATGTGTTTCCCTTCCTGAGTGTATTGGCCTGTAGATACGCCAATCAACACGCAAGCGTAAGGATTGTTAAGACCATAGTCTATCCCTGCTATGTAATATTCAGCAGCTCGGGGCGGTTTCTTGACTACATGTACTTTCTTATCAAAGAATTCAAATATACTTCCTTCAGCTAAAACCCATAGACCTAGTACATTGCGCTTGTAGAATAGACCCATATTGCTTTCTTTAGTCCTCTTCTTATAAGCGTCAGTAAGAAATGGGTTGTCGTCTAATACAAAATGAAGGGCATAATATTCAGGGTCTCCAGTCTCTGCCTTATCTATCCACTGTTTCACTAGATGACTCGGGTAGGTGGGATTCATGGCAGCAAAAGCCATTGAGTAGGGCTTGCGTAGTCTTGTCTCTAGCATCTCGATAAAGTTGATAGGATACAATGTCATTTCATCGCATAAAGCTAGCGATAGTGTGCGTCCTTGTATTATCTGATAGGAAGATTCATCCTTAGCTCCATATGTAGCTATCCGCTTGTCTTTAAAAAACAGTTCGTGATTAGACCATGAACAAAAGGGCCGAAACAGAGCCAGTTCGGGCGATTCAAGAATTAACTTTATGACGTTGTTGTATATCGTCTTCGACGTCTTGCCAATAATAGCTATTTCAGAATCAGGACACTCATTGCATGCCTGTAGGAAACGAAAAGTCGCGCACACAGTTTTACCTGTTGACACTGCCCCATGAGTGATATTCCAAAGTTTAGTACTGTTGAGAATAAATTCTATTTGCTTTTTACTGAATGGCTCTTGCATACTCTCATTTTATGTAAAGTAAAGTTTACATGCAATGAACATGTAAACAATATTTTTCATAAGTTATGTTCCGTTGTGTTTCGTTTAGTTTAGTTATGTTATGTTGAGTTTAGTTTAGTTAAGTTGCGGTGTAGTTTTTATGAGAAATAGGGCCAAGTGTAAGAAATGTCTCTCTATTATAGAGAGCTTCCATCAACACGATTATGTGACTTGTGCGTGCGGGGAAATAGCAGTCGACGGGGGACTATACTATCTAAGAGCTATTTTCGCAAATAAAGAAAATTTTATACGCATAGATGACCAAGACAATGAAATCGTCCCCGTATTCATAGATAAAGATCAATCCAGCAATGAACAACAGCACTCAGAAGACGAGCTTCTGACAAAGAAAGAGCTACTCCAAGAACTGGAAAGGCTCAAAGATTCTTATGCTAGCCTGCCTGAAAAAATCATGTATGACCCTGTGACTCACTCAGACTTAGCATCCGTCTTACTATTGCTCTGTGCTATCTTCAAAGCCGATTGTGCCGATTGAATTTGGCTCAAGATGCTATCAAAACGTTTTTGATCAGTCTCTGATATCGCGTATTGCTCATCTTTGTTCAGCTTACTCTGATGCTCCGCTAGTTTCATTTTTTGAATTAATTCTTTATCAAGTTTTGTTTGTAGTTCGTCATCTTCGCTATACTTCAAATCTTTATAATATCCCCTTAGAAACCGTTGTGCAATGGCTGGAGCGATATTTCCATTGATATAATTTTTTGAAATAATTGCTAATGCTTTATTATAATAGGGGGAAAACTCTGGCATATCACAATAATTTTTAAATACATGATAATCAATCATTTTTTCGATACTATACCACTCTGTTAAGTGTAGTGGCTGATGCTCTTCTACCCACTCCACCATCTCTTTTCCTAGCTCTATCATTTCTTTTTTTGGAAGTGATACTGTTCGTGGTCTACCTGCTACCATATATTAAGCCTTTTTGTTTTTATTATAAAGATTGCGTGAATGTAAAACAATTAATTTAATTTATTTTGCTATAAATAAAGCTTGCTATAAATACGTCGGTTTGTTATATTGTATGTATAAACAGCAAGTCTCCTCAGCTTGTTAGCTCAAGTGAGTTGAAGCGGTTGTTTATAGTGTGAGTAAGTAACGATAAGACAAAATAAGGATATTAAATGAGTAAATTAAATCCGGTTTTAGCTCAACATAAAATGTGGGTAGAGGATTTTAAGCATGATTTCTGGGTACAGAGGCATAGATGTATTTGTTTGGCTATACTAGTAGATGTATTTGCAGTTGTATATTTGGAGTTTTATATTTTAGGAGAAAAATTATGGGGACGTTAACGCCAGCGTATGGCAAAGATTATAAGAATAGAAAAGATGCGGTAGCCGATTTTGATTCAGGAAAAGATTTTGTTTACAATACTTATGATAGACAAACGTATTGTACAAAGAAAGAGTTATTGGAGGCAGGAATAAAATCAATAAATATACGCTTCAAAAACAACACTGAAATTGCGGTAGTTAAATTATAGGTAACAGGGGCGGAAGCCCCATTAATATGGGTAGTAAGATGGAAAACAAGAGTATTGAGGTTGGGTATTGGGACCCATTCTGTCAAGTGGAGAGAGTTTTTGGTAAAGTTATTGGCCTTCCTTATAACGAGGAGTACGAGTCAAAATTTGATTATGCGGAGGACTTTGAGAAAAGAGCGTCATGGAGACTGGAATATTAATAACAGGGGGATTGTCCCCCTTTAAAAAAAAGGTAGTAAGATGATTAGGATATATTTAGACGAGAAAGATTCTAAGAGAATCGACGAGATTAAAGAAGCGATAGAACATGAAAGTTTACATAACGTGAATTTTGGAGCTATCAGTTATATGTTTATTTTAGATAGTGATTTTACTTATGCAGATGATTGTGATGAGGGATTAGGGGTAAGAATCATGGATGTAATTTCAATGGTAATGGAGGAAAAATAAAAATGATGTATTTAACGGGAAATACGTACGAACACAAAGAAAAGATTAAGAGTTGCGGAGGGGTATGGGATAAAGAGAAAAAGCAATGGAGCGTTCCGGCCGACAAACAAAAAGAATTGCAGACACTTTGCGATAGCACAGTAAAGAAGTCTAGACGTTACGAGTGTGGGGAGTGTGGGGATACTGTTTGGAGTGGTACTAGTTGTTGGGAAACTGGATTGACTCACTAGAAAAGTATGTCAAGGCGTTGGGTATGTGGCCTAACGCCTACTATAAATTTGGGGGAAAGTAGAATGAAAGTGAAAGAAGTAAAAAAGTTAAATCTCAGGGTAGATTGCGAAGTATATTTGAGGATGAAGTTGCATTGCGTAAAAAATAATATTAGTATGCAGGATTTTGTTGTGGCGTTGATAGAAACTGAATTGAGTGAGTGGGAAGATAATTGAATGGTGTATAGTAATTATTTTAAGTTGATTTTTGTTTTAAGTGTGATATATTGATGATTGTAAACGTTACGTTTCGTTACGTTTGGTTTCGTTTCGTTTCGTTTCGTTACGTTTCGTTACGTTTAGTTATGTTAAGTTATGTTCAGTTCAGTTAAGTTAAGGTGTAGTTTTTTATAATAATAAAATGGTTGATTGTGAGACACTTAAAGACTGTTCTAATAATTATATTTTGAGATTAGAGAGGCGGATTGAGACTTTAGAAAAACAGATGAGGAATTTAGAATGACGGCGCATGTGCAACTTGATTTTTTTGAGACTTATGATGAGATTACGCTATTGAAAAAAGAGATTGAAATTATTGACAATAGGACTAGGAATGTTCAACGTGGTCTTTTCGCGCGATATAACAGTTTTTGCAAAGACATTCTTGAGTTGATCGACAAACAACAAAAAGAAATTGAAGGATTGCGGTCTCTTCAATTGAAAATTTTTAAATAAGTTGAGTTATGTTGAGTTGCGTTTTGTTTAGTTGCGTTATGTTCCGTTGAGATAAGTTAAGGCTTTGTCTTTATGTGTCCGTGAGGGCTAAAAGTAGTTGAGTTTTGTTATGTTGAGCTCTGTTTAGTTTAGTTAAGTTGGGTTAAGTTTTGATATGTTAAGGTTTTGTCTTTGTCTTTATGTGTCCGAAAGGGCTAAAAACAACTGTGTTTCGTTTTGTTGGGTTATGTTACGTTATGTTGGGTTGCGTTCGGTTGAGATAAGTTAAGGTGTAGTTTTTAT